GGTTGCCGTTCTTGTAGCGTAAAGGAACCGCCGGAATCATGTCGATAGTCAACGTTTGCACCGGTTCCAAGTGTGCCGTTTCTGGCAAGTCGGACAATGGCGCTTGGTTGTTCTTCGTATCGTTCCATAGCGTGTTTTCAATCTTGTTGTAGGTGCGTTTCTCGTGCAGCGTA